GGTTGTTCGCGCGCCCGGCTTCCCGCTAGCGTCAGAAATGCCAGACCGGCTTACTGAGAGGGGTTCTCAATAAGGTATGACTGACGCACCGAAGCTCTCGATTGCCATGGCCCAGCGCATTGAGCTGTGGCCGATTGAGCGGCTTAAGCCCTACGAGCGCAATGCAAGAACGCACAGCGCAGAACAGATCGGGCACATCGCACAGTCGATCGTCGAGTTCGGCTTCACCAACCCGATTCTGGTGGACAGTGGCGACGGCATCGTGGCCGGCCACGGCCGTCTGGCTGCGGCGAAGGAGCTGAAACTGTTGCAGGTGCCGGTGGTGGTGCTTGACCACCTCAGTGAGCGCCAGCGGCGGGCGTACATCATTGCGGACAACCAACTGGCGTTGACCGCTGGCTGGGATGACACGCTGCTGAAGTCTGAGCTGAGCGAGCTGGACGAGATGGGCTTTGACTTGACCTTGCTGGGGTGGGGCGAGGATCTCCCAGACTTTGCTGAGATGCCGGACTACTCGGTGCTGGACGAGGAGGACATGGACGAGCAGCTCGATGAGATGGCTGCGGGTGTGAAGAAGGCAATCCAGATCGAGTTTGAGCCTGAGCACTACGAGGAGGCACAGGAGCTGGTGAAGTTCTGGCGGTCACAGGATGCCTACGTCGGCATGATGCTGATCGACAAGCTGCGTGCGGAGAAGGCGAAGCTGTGAAGCTTGAGCAAGGCGAGATCAACGGCATCAAGTTCTGGCACCGGCCGGGCTTCAGCGATCTCAAGACGTTCCAGGAAGTGCTGGGCCGGCGGGCATACCTGCAGCGGGGCATGCGGATCCTGCCGGGCGAGCGGTGGATGGACTGCGGCGGCAACGTCGGGGCGTTCACGTTGCTGGCCTGCGATCTGGGTGCGGAGGTGGTGGTCTATGAGCCAGACCCGTACAACTGCGAAATGATCGCGAAGAACCTGAAGCTCAATGGGTTCCGAGCGGAGGTGAAGCAGCGGGCGCTGGTGCATGACGACCGCGATGAGGTGACGCTGTTCATCGGCAACAACAACCAGACCTGGCGGAACAGCATCGTCAAGAAGTGGAACAAGCTGGGCCTACGGGTGCCCTGCGCGAACTTCGATGAGGTGGCGCGCGGCTTCAACGGCTGCAAGATGGACATCGAAGGGGCGGAGATGCCGATCCTCGAGACAACCGAGGTGGTGTTCGACAAGCTGATGTACGAGTGGAGCTTCGACATCGACCCGAGCCTGACGCGCCTCTGGAAGGTGCTGGATCGGCAAATGGAGAGCTACCGGGTTGAGTGTGCGTGGAACAGCATCCACTACCACACGCGAGCGTTCGTGCAATGGCAGCCGAGCTGGTTTCCGGCTTGCACCAACGTGTTCTGCTACGGGAAGGACGCATGAAGACGATTGAGCTGAAGCAGGTAGCGCACAGCGTGAAGATTGGCGACCAGCCGAAGGAGCTGCCGCCAACGCTGTTCGAGGACAGCCTGTTCGTTGCCGAGGGCAAGCCGATCGGCTTCTACCTGGCGCAGTTGCCGGAGCGGCTGGCGAAGCTGGTGAACGTGGCGGACGCAGAGCTCAACAGCAAGCGGGTGCCGAAGTCAGAGATGCGCCGCAGCAGCGGGCTGCACGGTGACCCGGAAAAGGAGGTGCGCCAGTACAGCTGCATCATTGGCAGCATCCCGCCGAAGCCGCACATGCGGCGGGCCTATGCAACGAAGAGCAGCGTGCATGCGGTTGAGAGCGCCAGGACGTTCGTGAAGGCGATGACGATGGCGGGCCGCGAGTGCCTGAGCCTGATTGAGCAGATCAGTCCGGAGGTGTACGCGGTGCACCGCGAGGCGGTAGAGCGGCGGGTGCCGGAGGAGTGGCGGTTTGCGGACCTGTTCACCAGCAGCATCAGCAACTACAACATCGCCGCGGCGATCCACCAGGACAACCTGAATGTGAAGGGTGCGGTGAACTGCATCATCACGAAACGGCGCAACAGCACCGGCGGCAATTTGTATGTGCCGGACTACGACGTGACGTTCAACAGTGCGGACAACTCTCTGCTGGTGTACCCGGCCTGGCGCAACATGCACGGCGTCACGCCTATCGTGCCGACACACCCAGGTGGCTATCGCAACAGCCTGGTCTGGTATGCGCTGGATGCGTTTAATTCGTTGTGATGGTGCTGAATGAACGCGGCTGAGTACGCCAAGCATCGCGGCGTCTCAAAGATGACCATCTCCGACGCGATCAAAGCGGGGAAGATCCCGAGCGCGAAGAAGGTGGGCCGCGGGTATGAGATCGACCCGGTGCAGGCTGATCGTGAGCTTGACGGCAATACGGCACCGGACCGTGGCGGCCGCAACGGCGGGCCGGACATTGACGCGGCGCTGCAGGCGCGCAAGGCGCGTGAGGCGGCCATTCCAGCGTTCGCGGTATCGCGGGCCGCGCGTGAGGCATTCAGCGCCAAGCTGATGGAACTGGAGTTTCGCCAGCGCAGCGGCAAGCTGGTGGACAAGGATGAATTGAAGCTGAAGTTGGCGAAGATGCACATGGGTGTGCGCGATGCACTCCGCACGATTCCTGATCGCGTTGCGCCGATATTTGCTGCTGAGAAAAACCAAGCCGTGATCCATGCCATGCTCCTGAAAGAAATCGGGCAGGCATTGGAGGGCTTAAGTGGCCTCAGCGATTGACGAGCTGATTCAGGTTTGCGTCGAGTCGCTGCGGTTTGAGGCTGACCTGACGGTGAGCGCGTGGGCCGATAACCACCGCATGTTGTCGGGCAAGGCCAGCGCTGAGCCGGGCCCGTGGCGGACAGATCGCACGCCTTACCTCAAGGAGGTAATGGACTGTCTGAGCACCACCAGCCCGGTGCAGCGCGTGGTGTTGATGGCCGGTGCACAGCTGGGCAAGACCGAGGCTGGCAGCAACTGGTTGGGCTACGTGATCGCCCATGCGCCGGGCCCGATGTTGATGGTGCAGCCGACCGTGGACATGGCGAAGCGCCTATCGAAGCAGCGGCTGGAGTCGCTGATCACTGAGACACCGTGCCTGTCGGCGAAGGTGGCCCCGGCCCGCTCGCGGGACTCCGGCAACACGATGTTCAGCAAGGAGTATCCGGGCGGGATCATGATCCTGACCGGCGCGAACAGTGCGACGGGCCTGCGTTCGACGCCTTGCCGTTACATCTTCCTGGACGAGGTAGATGCGTTCCCGTCTGACGTGGACGGCGAGGGCGACCCGGTGACGCTGGCGGAACGGCGAAGCACCACCTTCAGCCGGCGCAAGATTTTCATGACCAGTACGCCGACGGTGCGCGATTTCAGCCGGATCGAAGCTGAGTTCCTGCTGAGTGACCAGCGGCGTTACTTCGTGCCGTGCCCGTGTTGCGGCGCGATGCAATGGCTGCAATGGCCGCAGTTGAAATGGCAGGACAACGACCCGAGCACCGTGATGTACGAGTGCGAGGTGTGCAAAGAGCGGTTCGCGGAATCGCACAAGACGCACATCTTGGCGGCTGGTAAGTGGCGGGCTACTGCGCCTGGCGATGGCCGCACGGCCGGGTTCCACCTGTCGTCGCTGTACTCGCCACTGGGGTGGAAGAGCTGGGAAGAGATCGTTGAAGACTTCCTGCGGAGCAAGGGTGACGCGCCGCGGCTGAAGACCTGGGTGAACACGGTGCTGGGCGAAACCTGGGAGGAGGACTACGCCAGCAAGGTGTCAGCCGAGGCACTACTGGAGCGGTGCGAACAGTACGAGCCGGCCATGCTGCCCGAGAGTGCGATGGCGCTGACGGTCGGCGTAGACGTGCAGGACAACCGCCTGGCCGTGAGCGTGTGGGGCTGGGGCCGGGACGAGGAAGGTTGGCTGCTGGACCACCAGGAGATCTATGGCGACCCGAGCCGACCGGAGTTGTGGAAGCAGCTAGACGAGGTGGTGTTGCGGGAATGGCCGCACGCGCTGGGCGGCAAGTTGCGGCCAGACGTAGTGGCGATCGACTCCGGGGGCCATTTCACTGCGGAGGTGTACCAATACGCGCGTGAGCGTGGCCGCCAGGGTGTCGTGGCAATCAAGGGGCAGAGCCAGCGAGGCAAACCACCGATCGCCAAGGCAACGAAGGTGGACGTGAACTACCGGGGCAAGGTGTTGAAGAACGGGGCCCAGGTTTTTCCGGTGGGCAGCGATACGGTCAAAACGACCCTGTTCGGGCGGCTGCGGCACAACGAAAAGGGTGCTGGGTTCCTGCACTTCCACATGAACGCAACGGTGGAATATTTCGAGCAACTCACCTCTGAGAAACAGGTGCTACGGACAAACCGCGCGGGCTTTCCGGTGCGTGAGTGGGTGCTGCCAGCCAACAAGCGCAACGAGGCGCTGGATTGCCTGGTCTACGCCTATGCGGCGCTAAATCTGATGTACCAGCGGTACGACCGCAGGACTATTTGGGATCAGCTGGAAAGGCGTCTAGAGAACGGCGATGCGGAACCGCGTAAGCCGCGCCTAAGATCGGGGGGAAGCGCGTCAGCTTCGGCGTTCGTCAACAGCTGGTGAGGCCGTGAAAATCCCTGCCCAGATCAGAGCCGGCGACACGGTGAAGTGGCGGGACGTTGCCAGCAAAGATGTGTTCGGCAACGCGATCGACAGCGGCAGCTGGACGCTGACGTACTACCTGCGAACTAATACCAACCACGAAGGCGCGACGGTGGTAGGCACGGCCTACGGCACCGGATGGGAGTTTTCGATTTCGCAGGCCACCAGCGCAGGGTTCGACGCTGGCACCTGGTACTGGCAGGCTGAGGCCACCAAGGCCGGTGAACACATCACGCTGGGCGCGGGCCAGCTGGCGGTGCTGGCCGGCATGAGCTACACCGGCCAACCAGCTGCATTCGATGGCCGCACTCAGGCGCAGAAGGATCTGGATGCAGTGCAGGCTGCGATCCGCGCGCAGATCTCGGGCGGCGCTGTTGCTGAGTACAGCATCGGCACGCGCAGGCTCAAGAAGATGGAGCTGGCAGATCTATTGACGCTGGAAAGTAGCCTGAAGGTTGAGGTGAAGCGTGAGCAGGCCGCGGCCTTGGCCGCCAATGGGCTCGGCAATCCTCACAACCTGTTCGTGAGGTTCTGATGGGCGTTCGTAGCGCGATCCGCGAGCTGTTCAGGCGTGGCTCTGTTGAGGTGCAGTTGGCCCCGCGCCGGCGGATGTACGAGGGCGCAAAGGTCAGCCGGCTGACGAGCGACTGGGTGACCTCAGGCACCAGCGCCGACGCGGAGATTAAAGGCAGCCTTCCGCGGTTGCGTAACCGCAGTCGCCAGTTGGTGCGGGACAACGACTACGCGCGCCAGGCGATCCGAGCTGTCAAAAACAATGTGATCGGCACTGGCATCAGACTGCAGGGCCAGGTGAAGATGGTGCGCGGCGCTGGCCGGCTTGATCAGACCGTCAACGACGCGATCGAGAATGCCTGGACCCTGTGGGGCCGCAAGGACAGCTGCCATACCGCAGGCCGGCTGAGCTTCACGGACATGGAGCGCCTGCTGATCGGCTCGATGGCCGAGAGCGGTGAGGTTTTTGTGCGGATGATTCGCCAGCCGTTCGGGCGCAGCAAGGTGCCGTTCGCGCTGGAGATCATTGAAAGCGATCTGCTGGACGACACCTACACCGGCGGCAGCACGGTTGAAGGCAACGAGTGGCGGATGGGCGTGGAACTCAACCGCTGGGGGCGGCCAGTTCGGTATGCGTTCCTGACAAAACACCCTGGCGATTCGACGTTCGGGCAAAGCACTGCTGGCCGCCACCGGCTGGTGCCTGCTGAGGAGGTGATCCACCTGTATCTCCAGGACAGGCCCGGTCAAACGCGGGGCGTGCCCTGGCTGGCTAGCGCGATCCAGCGTCTGCACCAGGTGGCTGGCTATGAGCAAGCTGAGGTGGTGCGTGCGCGAGCCAGCAGCGCGCTGATGGGCTTCATCACCAGCCCAGAGGGTGAGCTGATTGGCGATGAGGTCTACGACGGCGAGCGCGTCAGCAACTTTGAGCCTGGTGTGTTCAAGTACCTGGCCCCTGGCGAATCCGTCACGGTGCCGCAGCTCGATGCGCCAGACGGGCAGCTGGAGCCGTTCCTGCGCGCGATGCTTCGCGCCATGGCTGCCGGCGTCGGCTGCAGCTATGAGACGATCAGCCGTGACTTCTCGCAGTCGAATTACAGCAGCAGCCGGCTGAGCCTTCTGGAGGACCGCGAAAACTGGAAGGCGCTGCAGCACTACATGATCGAGAACTTCCACCGGCCTGTGTTTGAAGCGTGGCTGGAGATGGCGGTGCTGAGCGGTGCGCTGAACCTGCCGTTCTACGAGACCGATCCTGAGCGTTACCGGGCCGTGCGGTGGATGCCTCGCGGCTGGGCCTGGGTCGATCCAGCCAAAGAAGTGCAGGCTTACAAGGATGCGGTGCGATGCGGGTTCAAGACCCAAGCCGACGTAGTGGCCGAGCAAGGTGGCGACCTAGAGGAGTTGCTGCTGGCACGCAAGGCCGAAGTGGATCGCGCCGAGGAGCTGGACCTGTACTTCGACAGCAACCCGGAGAACGAGCATGAAGCTATGGAAAATCCTGCTGAGGAGCCTGCTGAGACTGCGGCTGAAGCGGCCGATAATGTAGAGATCAATGACGATGCCGAGAGCACCGATGGACCTATCGCGTGATCTAGAAGGGCAGCTGTTGAAGCGGGCCGAAGTTGCTGATTTCACCGTCAGCGAAGACGAGCGCAGCATCGAGTTCCCCTTCAGCTCTGAGTACCCGGTGGCCCGGTACTTCGGCAACGAAGTGCTGCAGCACGATGCTCGCAGCGCGGATTTGACCCGTCTCAATGACTCTGCGCCGCTGCTGTTCAACCATGACCCGAACAAGGTGATCGGCGTGGTGGAGCGCGCTTGGATCGACGGTGAGAAAAAGCGAGGCTATGCCTCGGTGAAGTTCAGCCGTAACGCCTTCGCACAGGAGGTGTTGGCTGACGTGAAGGATGGCGTTCTTCGGAACGTATCCTTCGGCTACGCGATCAACGATATGGAGCAAAGAGGTAGCGGCGACTTTGTTGCTACCAGCTGGGCTCCCTATGAGATCAGCGTGGTTAGCATACCTGCAGACCCCACTGTGGGTGTGGGTCGGTCTCTTGAGGCCGATCCTGCGGCCCCAGCCGCATCACCAACCCCCGAAACAGAACCTGAGGTTCCGATGGAAAACACCACCGACGTTGCGGCGGTGCGGGCTGAAGCGGCTGCTGAGGCTGCCAAGGCCGAGCGCGCCCGCATTGCTGGCATCACCGCCCTGACCGAGAAGCACAACATGGCCGACCTCGGTCGCCAGCTGATCGAAGGCGGCCGCAGCCTCGACGAGGCCCGCGCCGCTGTGCTGGAGAAGATCGGCGCTAAGCCGATCGAGACCGTGGCACCTGTGGAGATGGCTGCTGAGGAGCGTGCCTCCTACAGCCTGACCGCTGGTATCCGCGCCATGCTCACCGGCGACTGGTCCTCCCGTGAGGCCGGCCTGGTGCGTGAGCTGAGCAAGGAGGTTGAGAAGTCTGGCATCAGCAAAACCACTGAGCGCAGCTTCTTCGTTCCCTTCTCCGCTCTGGCTCAGCGCGCCACCTATGTGACCTCTACTGCCAGCACCGGCGGCAACCTGGTTGCCACCGACCTGCTTGCTGATGAGTTCATCGAGTTCCTGCGGAACAATGCGGTGATGCTTCAGCTGGGCGTTCGCACGATGCCTGGCCTGGTGGGCAACGTGGCGATCCCCCGCCGCTCCGGTGTGGCTTCGACCTACTACCTGAGCACCCAGACCACCGCGATCACCCAGTCGGAGTCCACCTTCGATCAGGTGACGATGAGCCCCAAGAACCTGGCGGCCTTGTCGAAGTACTCCCGCCAGACCCTGCTGCAGGGCACCCCTGGCATCGAGGAGCTGGTGCGTCGTGACCTGACCGATGGCATCAACCTCGCCATCGACCTGGGCATCCTCAACGGTTCTGGTTCCAGCGGCCAGCCCACCGGCATCATGCAGACCTCCGGCATCGGCTCGGTGGCCATGGGCACCAACGGTGGCGCCGTCACCCTGGAGAAGGTGGTGGACCTGGAATCTGCCGTGCTGCAGGTGAACGGTGCAGTCAACCCCAACGCAGTGGCTTACCTCACCAACTACAAGGTGCTGGCCGCTCTGAAGAAGCTGCGTGCTGGTGGCTCCACCACCGGCGACGGCCCCTTCCTGTTCAACACCGACGCTGCCCGCATCGGCCGCGGCCCCACCCCTGGCACCCTCAACGGCTATCCTCTGGCCGTCAGCAACCAGGTGCCCAGCAACCTGACCAAGGGTTCCAGCAGCGGCGTTTGCTCCGCTCTGCTGATGGGTGACTTCTCGCAGGCCATGGTTGGCTTCTGGGGCAACGGTCTGGAAATCACCGTGGGTGAGGACCAGGATGACTTCTCCAAGGCTCTGACCAGCGTTCGCGGTATCGTCACCTACGACGTGGCCGTGCGCGATCCCAAGAGCTTCGCCGCCATCCTGGACATCACCACCTGATAAGGAGCGGGGGCGGGCAACCGCCCCCCTTTTTTTCTATGAAGGTTCTGATTGAAATCGACTGCGCCGCTCAGGGTGCCTACCTGGAATCTGGCAAAGTGTATGAGCTGGACTCTGGCGTGGCCGCTGAATTAATCCGCATCGGCCGGGCCGTGGAAGCGCCGGCTGAGAATGCCAAGCCCAAAGCCACCCGCAAGGTGAAGGCTGATGGCGCTGGCTGAGGATCTGACCGTTTTTTTGGATGACTTCGGCGTCAGCTGCACTGCTGGCGCTGTGACCGCGCTGGGCATCTTGGACATGCCATCCCAGGTGCTCGCCGGCGAGATGGTCCTCAGCACCGACTACACGCTGACCGCCCGTGCTGCTGACTTCGGCGGGCTGAAGTACGGCGACAGCATCACGGTGGCGACGGTCGCCTACCAGGTGCGCGAGACGCGGCTGATTGACGACGGTGCTTTCGTAGAGATTGGACTGCAGAAGGTATGACGACTCGCCGCGAGACCATCGTTGCTGCTGTGCGGTCAGCGCTGACCGGCACCACAGGCGTGAGCACACGGATCTGGCGCAGCCGGCCGGAGCCGGTGGCCCGCGTTGAAACGCCGGCGATCGTGGTGATGCCGATCAGCGATACGGCAGAGCAGAACACCAGCCTGCCGACACTGGACTGGTCGCTGACTGTGCGCGTCGATGTGATCGTGCGTGGCGCGATACCAGACCAGGTGGCCGACCCGATCGTTGAGGACATGCACAGCAAGCTGATGGCTGACCTGACGCTTGGCGGCTACGCGATCGACATTCAGCCGCAGGGCGTTTCGTTTGAAATTGTCGAAGCCGATCAACCGGCCGGCGTGATCAGCTGCGACTACCTGATCAGATACCGAACCAGTGTGACTAACCTGGCAACAACGTGATGGCTACGATGGATGAGTACCACGGCCAGGGCGGCGCATACGTCCTGGACACAAAAACCGGCAAACGGAAGCTCGTCGAGCGCACCGCAGCCGAGTGCACCATGGATCAACCCCTGACCGAGGCAACCACCAATGGCACTGCTGAGCCGCAAGCGCCTAATTCAGGCGAAAATTGAAGCCACCTACGGCACCGATTCCAGCCCGGCCGGTTCGGACGCGATCCTGGTGCGAAACCTTGAGATCACTCCGATTGAGTCGGAAACCGTTTCGCGCGACCTGATCCGCCCCTATCTCGGCAACTCTGACCAGATTCTCGCCAACACCCGCGTGAGCATCACGTTTGAGGCTGAGTTGGCGGGCTCTGGCACTGCCGGCACCGCGTCGAAGATCGACTCGCTGCTGCGGGCCTGCGGCATGGCCGCTACGACCACGGGTTCGGCCATCACTGGCAGCGCCCAGGCTGGCTCTGCCGGCAGCATCACGCTGGCCGCTGGTGCTAGCAGCACCGACGACTTCTACAACGGCATGGTGATCTCGATCACCAGCGGCACCGGCAGCGGCCACAAGGGTGTGATCACGGACTACAACGGCACCTCCAAGGTGGCGACCGTGCAGAAGTCCACGGCATCGTTCACCCCTGGGGCATCCAGCGGTTACAGCATCTCGGCCAACGTGGGCTACAAGCCCGTGAGCGAGAGCTTCGAGAGCGCCACAATCTACTTCAACAACAGCGGTGTGCTGCACAAGGCCACCGGCTGTCGTGGAAGTTTTCAGCTCAGCCTGGAGGTGGGGGCCATCCCCGTGATCTCGTTCACCATGACCGGGATCTACAACGCCCCGACTGACACCGCCGCTCCTGCGGTGACCTACGCCAACCAGGCCACCCCCGCCATCTTCAAGGCTGGCAACACCGTGGCTGTGTCGATCCTCGGCTACGACTCCGCTTGCGTGCAGTCGCTGAGCTTCGACCTGGCTAATGAGGTGCTGTACCGGGAACTGGTGGGCTGCGACAAGTCGGTGACCATCACCAACCGTGCCCCCTCTGGCGAGTGCGTGATTGAAGCCCCGACCATCGCGGCCAAGGACTACTTCACCATCGCCAACAACGACACCACTGGCCTGGTGACGTTCCAGCACGGGACGACCGCCGGTAACATTGTTACGCTGCTGGCACCCATCGTTGACATCGGCAACCCGAGCTACTCGGACCAGGACGGCATCCAGATGTTGAACCTGCCCTATGTGGCAATCCCATCTAGCGCCGGCAACGATGAAGTGACCCTCACCTTCCAGTAAGAGCCCTGCATGGCATTTGTCCTCAAGCAGTCCGACACCTACGTCTGGCCGGTCACCGTTGAAATTCCCATCGACGGTGGCCGGTTTGACCGGCAAACATTTGACGCGGAGTTCAAACGCCTGCCCCAGGCTCGCAACAACGCGATTATCGCGGCCGCCAGAGCAGAGACCACCACTGACTTAGAGGTGGCGGATGAAGTTCTGGCGGGCTGGAAGGGCATCACCGACGACGCCGGCAAGGACGTGCCCTACAGCGAAACGGCCAAGGGCCAGCTGCTTGACGTGCCCGGCGTTTCTGCTGCTGTGGTTGAGGGTTACATCAACTCGCTGCTCGGAGCGAAAAGAAAAAACTGATCGAGGCTGCGGAGCACTGGGCCCGCGGCGGCGAGCAGGATGACAGCGAAGATGACGCCGCAGTGCTTGGCGTGATCTTCGTGGACAAGGTGGAGACCCCGGATGAGTTCGAGGTCTTTGAGGAGAACTGGCCTGTGCTGGAGCTGTTCCTGCGCGTGCAAACGCAATGGCGCACCAGCATGAACGGTCTGCTGGGGCTGGATTACACGGCAGTGGCGTGGGTTCTTAAACTGACTGCAGAGGAGGCCAACCACCGCGCCCTGCTGGAGGATCTGCAGATCATGGAAGGCGCTGTGCTGGCCTACATCGCAAAGCAGGAGGGTTGAGACATGGCGATGAACATGAACGCCATGCTCAAGATCCGGGCGGACGTTGACGGCCAGAACAAGATCGTCGCGCTGAACCGGGGCCTGCAAGGTCTGGGCACCACCGCCGCTGGCGTGACGGGCGCTATGCGGGGCCTGACAGGGGCCTCAGCGGGCCTCTCGGGTGCGCTGGGCACCCTGGCACCCCTGTTGAGCGTGGCGGGCCTGGCGGGCATGGTGAAGGGCACGCTGGACGCT